TTGTAGGAACGGGTTTGACCCGGTGGTTCACCGGACTTTCGTGCCATTGGTAGCCCTACTTGATCTTGGAGCCGCCAGCACCGATGCCCTTGGGCTTGTCACCCATCGGACGCTGCTGCGACTTTCCACCGGGCACGCTGCCGCTGTACCGGGTGCAAACCTTGGCCTTGGCTTCGTGGGCAGTACCTTTACCGCCCTGAGTTCCCATCGCCATTACTTCTCCTTATGCTGGAATCTGTCGTTGGACATTGCCCTTGAGGACCGGGTTACCTGAACCGGATAAACCTGCGAGAAGGTTTTGCATGGACATCGGGGCTTGCTGTTGAGGCATTTCCGCGCCAGGCATTGCCGTGTTCTCAGGAAGACCAGGGATTCGATCTTGTTCGGGCTGTTGTTCTTGCGATTGCTGTTCAGTTTTTGGTGGTTCAAACGCCTGCTTTACGGCGTCTTCAATCGGCGTACCCTTCTTGCGTTCCTCAATTACGGTCGCAAGAGACTGAACAACCTTCATGGGGTCTTGGCCTTGGGTAGCCAAAGCGGGGATCGCGGAGGCGAGAGCCTGGATGCTCTGCTTGAGCGAGTCACGCATGTCTTCCATATCGACCGCCCGTTCTTCTTCGGACGGGTTGATCTGGATTGGTAGGTGGCGGCGGGTAAAGGATCGTGAGATCAACTTGTCGCCGCGTGCCTGGAGCGCAAACACCAGGGCACGGTTCGGGTCGAGGCCAGCGAGCAGACCGTAGTCCACGTTGACGCCGTAGTTACCGGCGATGTCGGTGCGTGGCGTGTACTTCAGATTGAAGGGGACACCGTTGACCTTGCCGCTGACTTGGTTTGCCCTGTTGGTGAAGTAGGTTTCGTCGCATTGCAAGGCGATACTGATTGCGTCACCCAATGCTTCACCCAGAATGGACTGAGCGACCTTGACTTGCTGGTCGAAAGCGGCCTGAAGGGCCTTGACTCCTTGCCCGGTGACCACGGAACCGTCTGCTTGACCCGCTCGGGATTCAGGGAATCGTGTTCCGTATTTCAACTCGTCGCTGATGAGGTTGTTCTCTGCGAACGAGTACGGCGGCACATCGAGGCTAACTCGCCGGATCTTTTCTGGCGTGTTTGACCTAATGACCGAATCGGGTCCCACATTCAACTGGGTTACGTCCTGCGGGATTGCCAGCGGAGCCTCAACACTCTTCTGAGTGGACTCCAGCATTAGAAGGGCTAACCGTGCTTTTGCTGCGTACACGGGCAGAACGTCGTCAAACTGTCCTGACACATCGCCGTCGAACGTGGGACGCTTTGCTAACGCCACCGGAATCCGGCCTAGCAGATTGGGTTGGCGCGTCAACACCACATCGTTTTCTGTGAACATGACGATCTCGTCGGGAGTTGTCCACCGGATGACATTGATGTAGGAGTTGTCGTCGCGCCATGCTTCAGACCGGATCTTGTCTGCTACCTCGGGAAACATGGCGGCAAGATCACCGATCTTGCGTAGGAAACTGTTGGCGAATACTCGGATCTCACCGAATCGGTCTTGATCCCAATAGGAACCCATCGAGTATTCGACGCTGATGTGCGGTCGCCCGTCACGGAAGTTGGGTTCCACTCGCAGGGGAACAAAACCAAACGTGATCAACTGGTCAGCGGCGCGAATGATCTCGCTGCTCATGCGGGAAGCAGCCAGATAGTAGTTTGCGATCTTTGTGCGCTTATCTGCTTTGGTGCGTGCCCTCTCATCGAGAGCGGAATCGCCGGAAGCGGAGATGGTTGGCAGCACACCGATCTGCTCAGATAGATCCTTCGCCACGATGTCGATCATGTTGGCGACGATGGGCTTGCTCCACGCCCCCTCAGGGAACAGGCTCGGGTACACCAACCCCAGGTTCCCCTTGCGTGCTTCGGCAACCATTCGCATTTTCTTGTCTCGCTCGGAGAACCTCATGCGAATCTGCTCGAAACGCTCGTTGTATGTCGCCATAAAACCTTCTACGCTGAGATCATGTCGTTGAGATTGATTGTGAACCGGGAGTGCATATCGCCACGGGTCACAAACTCGTTAGACATGAAGTTCGTTTGATAATTGCTGTTCATTCGGAACAGTTGTTCGCGTGCAACAAGTTCGGCAAACCACAAGGCCATCACCGCGTCTTGTTTCAATTTCTTCGGCGCGATACCCGGCTGCCAAGTAATCAACTGTTCGATCAGTTTGCGAACGTTTTCGTTCGATGTTGCAGGCAATTCAATCAAGTTGTCGCCAGCGTGCTTGGTTGTCAACTGGCCCTCTTTGGTCGTCTTCGACCCAAACAGAGGAGCAAGGGAAGCCACACCAAACTCGGGGTCCTGCTTATTGGAACCCGTGTGGTGAGGCCGATACGAAATACCCTTGCTCGCCAAGAACGATCTGATCTCTTCGTCCTGTGTCAGAAACAACTGAAACGCATTGGACTCAACAACAATCGTATGCGGTGTGTACCGCTCTGCCCAATTACGAATCAGTGTCCTGATCGCCGCAGGAGTAGGTGATGTCATCACATCGACATCCATCACATACCGCTTGCCACTTCTCCGATCAACCGCATAGGCAACGCTGGCCGTATCGCCACTCATCGCTGGATCAATACCAATCACCCGGTAGAAGCCTTCAGGGTCTTTCGGGTGACCAGCGACACCGGACGACAGGGGACCTGCATACCTCATGCCATTCACGGAACCCTTGACGCATACCGGGTCGAATATCGCATCCTCGGCTACGTCCAAGTTCTGATAGACCAGGCTCCACTTACTCGGCCCGACCTCGTTCCTGACTTGCGCTAGACGCTCACCACTCCACCGTTCGAAGTAGCCGTCGTCGTCTGGCTCGTCATCTTCCATCAAACGCTGCTCGCTACGCGGCCACAGCGTTTGCCAATCCTTCGGATCTTGCGTTGTCTCCAACACGGCAGGCATAGCCAGGTAACTCCACGGGACACTGCCGTCCGTGTAATGCTCAGGGCTACGCAACTCCTTGTACAAGTCAATCGCCGCGACCCGCGTACCCACCACGAGCAACTGGCCACCCCTCGGTGGCAGACGCGACGCGACTTCCTGACGAATCCAATCCTGCTGCTTCTGCCAATCCGCACTGTTTGTCAACGTCACAACGTCATCGAGCACAATCAAATGGGAGCGGGAGCCATAGATCGTTCCCCCCATACCAATCGCCTCAATGGTGGGGTCCTTCGAATCGGAATCCCGGTCGCCCCCCAAATACACGCGGGTAGCCGACCACTCCTCCGCAGAAGACTTGAAACCATCCGTCGGACCAAACGCAGCCTGCAACTCCGCATACCTCGGATGCGTCAACCGCTGCTTGATCGCGTACAAGAACTTCTTCGCCTGATCCTGCGTCTTCGACACAATGATCACATTGATGTTCGGGTCCTTACACACGCGATACGTCACATAGTTGATCGTCACCGTCATCGACTTCGCGTGGTTCGGGGGCACATTCACCAGCAGCCTCGACAGGCCAGCCGTGCCCTTCTCATACCGCATCGACTCATGCAGCCACGAAGGTTCCCGACCCTCCAGCATGTCCACCACATTCATCATGTGCGGCCACACCTTCACACCCAGGTACTTCTCGGAGAACTCCGCGAACTCCACACCCTCAGTGTTCGACTTCACCAAATCCAAACGCTTATGCCGCGAATGGTCACACAACGCCGCCCACTCAGGGTCACGCCTCCGCTGATCCTGATACCACGACCGGGACCGCTCCACGATCCTCAACGCATCCTTGACCCGTTCCCCCGAACGAATCAGCGACAGCAACTCATCCTTAGCCGTCTGAGTGCCAACTAGCCGCCGACCTGCTCGATCTCCCTGGCCCATGTTCTAAACCCCAACTCCGTCCGACTGACCTTCTCCATATGCGCCGCACTCAGGCACAGGTGGTTCCAGCAGGTCATCACAACAACCTCATCGGTGGAGAAATCCACTTGCTTGCCATCCGGCAAAGTCTCAAAACCAAACGCCCACGCCCACACCAACCGCCTCGCCTTCACAAACACCGAAGACGAGAACCCAGGGATCTTCAACTCCACCGTGGGATGGGAACTCACAGGACCCGTGATCTCCGTCGTCGCCAACAAATCACCCGACCACGACGTACAAGAAGAACCCGCAGGAAGAATCACATCCCCCCACACGTTCTCCCGCCACCACTCATCCCCACACTCCGACACCGCAAACAACACCGCAGCATCAGAAACGCAGGAAGCAAACGGGTCATAACCCCGCAGGAAAGAACTCACTAAAGGCACACCACACCCACCAACAAAAAGAGGGGGCTACCTAGAGAGGAACGGTGTGACCGTTCCATAAACACATACTACCAACCCCGCCCCCTGGGAGCGGGGTTAGCGACATTAGCGTGACGCGAGTGTCCCTGACCTCGCGGAACTCGCCCAGGTACACACCAAGAAAGCCGACCCGCCGCCCCCCCGCAAGGCGGGGAGGCTTAGTAGAAAACCCTTCTACTAATAATTCATGACCCCTAGCAAAAACAAAAACGCAACCCCCCGCGAAAAAGAAATAATCACAGAAACGGACATACTAGGACAAACACGGACAGTTCTGGTCGAAATATTTCTGGGGTCTGTACACACCTCCCCCACCCACCCAACTAAACAACCCCCCGGTCGTAGGTTTGTCAGCCCTATTTCGGTAGTGTGACACCCTTTATGTCCGGTTTGCTCCCTTTGCCCTGGCCTTGAGCACGAGCCAGACCCCCTCGCCCCCTACGGTGTCCGTTTTGTGGTGGTATGCCCCCGTGATTTGACGGTTGTGATGGAATGGAGTTAGCCCGGCAACACCCTGCCGGGACACCCTGCAAGATCAACCCTTTAGGAGTAATCATGGCCAAGCAATCCTTCACCGTGTCCCTCGCTAACGGTAAGACCAGGACGGTCACGCCTAAGCGGGATTGGCGTAAGGACCCTGTGTCCAGGTCGCAGGTTCGGAAGATCGCCACGTTGCTGCATGAGCGTGAGGTCCCTAAGGACTTCAGGCTGCCTAAGACGGCGACGAAGGGCGGCGCGTCCGACCTGATTCAGCGGCTTGACAAGTTGCCCGTCCGTTGAGAGTGAGGCCCCCTTCGGGGGGCCGATCTCTGAGTGTGACGGTCACACTCTGCACGATGCAACCTAGGAGTATCCATGTCCACATATGTTGCTACCTACCGTTACATCAGTGACGACGCTTCGATGGAGGCTACGTTCCACATCGAGGTTGAGGCTGGTGACGAGGACACT